ATGACTGAGAAACTGACCCACCCGAGCGTGCTGGCAACGGCCGTGACGGGCGTCGTCCTAGCGGCGTTGCAGGCTGGACCGGGGCTGCCGTGGTGGACCTGGGCCGCGTGGGCCGTGCTTGGCTGCGTGGCCGTTGGACAGGCGGCACGGGCATGAGCGACGACTACACGCCGGAGGAGGCGAGGCAGCTCCTGCAGCAGATCGGAGCTGGCTTCGCGAAGGCCGAGGGTGAGCGGCAGTTGGCGATGCAGCGACTGCAGGTCAGCATCCGCGCATTCGCCGACGTCGTGCCGATCTCCCAGATCGCAGAGCTGACCGGACTGAGCCGACCGACGGTCTACAAGGTGCTCGAGGAGTGGGGTGGCGGCCGATGATGTCTCCGGAGTTGACCCAGCTTGCAACGCAACTGGCTCAGGCCGTCGCGAAGAACGCGGCCGGTGCGGTGTTCAGCAAGATTACGGCGATGCGTGCGAGGAAGCTCGACCAAGACGTCATGAACGAGCTGGTCGAGCTCGTGAACGACCTGATCGCAGACAAGAACGAGCTCATCGCGATCGCCCAAGGCTTCGAGCAGGAGTTGGTCGCCCAGCAGATTTCAGACGGCGACCTGACCTATATCACGACGAAGCTCATGCCCCTGGTGGAGCAGTTCGCCGTGCTCGCTGACGACGAGAAGTCCGCCGAGATGGTGGATATCGTCAAGGGCCTGGTGACCAAGGAGACGATGACGATCCTCCAGCTGGTGGGCTTCAACTTCCGGCGAGCGATCGGAGAACCCCTCACCACGATGTTGGAGCGAACGCTGCTCAGCAAGGTGCCCGACCGCGGACTGGCCGAGCTACAGCTGCGGCGCGAGACCGCCTACTTCGAGGCGCTGGCAGACCCCGATGCGCGGGAGGTGCTCCGCCAGTTCGGTGGGTCCGAGTAGCTAGTGACAGGGCTGATCAGGCACGTGTGGGTGCGGCCGCCGTTCGCGGTCGTTGACCACCCAGGGCTGCTGCTGTCCTGGCGTGACGGCGAGACGGGTCGGGAGTTCCTCGTGAACTACTGGGTCGAGGTCGACAACCGCGCAGTCACGCAGTGGTTGACGATGGAGCAGGTGCGCCCGGCGCTGACGTCGTAGGCTGCCCGCCATGAAGTCGTCCCGGGCCATGATCGTGCTTCTCTCCGTGATCGCGTTGGGTGTTGTGGCGATCGCCGCTGTGCTCATCGCCACGGCGGTGCAAGACGGCGACGAGCCTGACGCTAGGCCCGAGGTCTTCGAACCGACTGACCTGCCGGACGTGCCAACCCAAGCCATAGCCGGGAACATCAGTATCTACACCAACACGGCGTTCGAGACCATCCCTAACTCGGAGTGGAACCGGTGTGACGGTGAGCCGGAGTGCGACGGCTCAGAGTGCTACGGCGTGGGCGACGCAGAGGGGCTCGGCAGCCAAGCGGAGGTGCTGATCACCGACAGCACTGGCGAGGCGGTCGCCCTTGGTCAGATGGACAGCACCTGGGGGTGGAAGCGAGGAGCGACCGGGGGCGCTTGCATCATGACCTGGTCCGCAGAGGTGCCCGTCGATGAGACCGGCGTGCTGAATGTTCAGCTGGCTGGCGAGCCTGCCTGGACAGTCCTAACAACACTCGCTGAACTGGCGGAGGCCCCCGGGGCCGCAGCTCTCTACCTCGGCGACCTCGACTCGTAGGGCTGGATCGGGCTAGGGGCGGTCGCCGTTACGGACGCCGAACACCCCGCCGCCGGCGACCACGGCCGCAGCGATCGCGGCCCACAGCTCGCCACGGGTCAGGGAGTCGTCGGCGTACCCGACGGCGACCCCGCCAACACCGGCGATGGCGGCGGCCGTGGTGGCCTTGGCGACGTACTTCAGATACTTCACGGTTACTCCTTGAGGTAGCGGGCGAGGGCAAAGCAGGTGAGGGCGAGGCGCAACCCGAACAGCGTCGGCAGGCAGCCGACTTGGTCGAACCGTGCGTCGCCCACGGGCTCAGTAGTTGACGCGCAGGGCGTGGTGGTCGGAGTCGAAGTCCGGGCCAGCGACGACGCGGGGGACGGCCGGTCGTGCGCCGTCGGGGGTGACGATCGCCGGCCGGTAGATGATGTAGTCCGGGCCGTCGCCGCCGGCGAGGATCCGGCCACCGATCGCGTTCGCGGTGCCGAGCGGGGAGAACGGCGCCTTCGAGGTGCGGGACTCGTTGTGGTCCGGGCCGATGTACAGGTCCCAGGTCGGGTTCTTATCGGCCCAGCGGCGCAGGTTCTCGACGACGGCGCGCTTGGCCTCGTCGTTGCTGTCGCGGTTCGGGCCCCAGACTTGGTGCATGTCGACGGTCATGATCCGACGGTCCTCGAAGACGGCCTTCTCGTAGAGCAGGGTGCGACCGTCGATGGTCTTGCCCTGCGGCCCCTTCCACGGGACGCGGACGGTCAGCACGCCGCTCGAGACGTGGCCAGAACGGTGACGGGCGAGGATCGCGGAGGCGGTGCCGAGCTCGCCCTTGCCGGTGATGACCGAGAAGCCGCGGTCCTTGGCGAAGTCGCGGAGCACGGACCAGTGGCCGGAGCACTCGTTGAGGGCGATGACGCGAGCACCGGACTTGTTGATTGCCTCAAGCGCGTTGCGCACCCCGGGGCGGGCGCCGTTGTTCATGTTCCAGAACACGGCGTCGGCCGCGGCAAGGGGCTTGTACGTCGGGACCTTCACGGGTACCTCCCAGCCCCAGGGGGCGGTCGAGTCGTAGCCGGCGGCCCGGGTGGCCACCGAGACGTGGACGTGCTGCTTGTGAGCGTTGACGCCGCCGTAATACCGCCAGCCCTCGCGAAGCCGGTCGGTGGAGATGATCCGGCGGTTGAAGATGACGTAGGCGCCGGAGCCGAGCGCGGGGTGCTTGCCGAGCTTGGACGCGACGAAGGCTGCGAACTCGCCGGCGTCGAAGCCGCCTGCAGGATCGTGGGTGAAGTCGCGAGCCCGCCAGACGCCTGCAGCGTTGGGGTTGTGGTCGGAGTCGCGGGAGGCGTGGTCCGGGTCCCCGATGCCGCCATCCGAGGCCTTGGAGCGTCGTGGGGCGGCGGCGTTGATCTCAGCGAGTGCGACGTCGAGCGAGCGGGCCTGTCGAGTCATCGGGGATCTCCTTGGTTGTGTCGGTCCTTGCGTCGCTCGCGGATCAGCACGACGAGCCGCTGCGCCATCGCGGTCGCGATCAGAAGACGGCCGGTGAGTACGGCGTACTCCCGGCCGGGGTAGTCGGGCCCGAGGACGTAGACAGCCAGCCCGAGGCCGGCCAGGAGCAGCACGCCGAGGGTCAGCACGAGCACCGACTGCCCGAACGGGTGCCGGATCCACGGTTCGCGAACGAAGACCAGGAGGAACGCTCCAGTCACCGCGAGCACCAGCACCGATGACGACGGCAGCAGCACCTCCATGACGCCCATCAGTGACTCCTCGGGTTGTTGTGCAGGCTCAGGAAGAGCTCGGTCAGGTGGTTGCGCTCGCGGATCTCGCGAACCTCCGCGCCGAGTGCGACGTAGAGCGGGGTCTCGGCGCGGGTGCGCTCGAGCTCAACTTCGGCCTGCTGGCGAGCCTGCTCGCCCTCGGTCGGCTCACGTCGCCGACGCCAGAACTTCCTCATGACGCCTCCCGGTCCACTGCGGCCCCGAGTGACCGCATGATCGTGTTGACGGTCTGCCCGACCTCGCCCATGTGGCGCAGCTGGATGTCCTTCTCGAGGAGCTGCTGGTCCTTGATCCGCGACTCCGCACGCCACTCGTTGCGGTCGTGGATGACCTCTTCGTGGGTGGTGCGGGGCACGAGTCGACCGGTGATGATCGCCCACACCGCGAAGCCCGCGAGAGCCCATCCGGCACCAGCGCCGGTAAGCGCCTGCCAAGGGACGTTGTCGAGCATCGTGACTCCTCTCAGACCGTCCGGAGCCAGGACAGGATCGATGGCTGTGCGGCGGCTACGGCGGCGGCTGTGTGCCCGAGGGGGCCGAGGTCCACCCGCTCCGTCTGCGGCCGTGCAGCGACGAACGCCGTGGCCGTGGAGGGTAGGCAGATGGTGTCGTTGGACGCCGTCCACAGCCGGATCGGCACGTCAGGGTCGAGCGCCGCGGCGTACCGCACGGGCGAATGCGTCGGACCCATCGTCGCGTCGTTGTATGGCGCCCCGTAGGCGACCGCGATCTCACTCGGGATCGGCGGCATGGTGTTCAGCGACGCGAGATCGAGCGCCGGGATCAGCCCGGCGTACGCCCGGACCTTCTCAGGGTGGGCGAGGACGTAGCCGAGCCCGCCGAGGTTGCCCATCGATCCGGCGACGATGAAGATCTTCCCGGCCGGCCCGAACGGGGTGATGAGCAGGCTCTCGGCGTAGGCGATCGCCTCGCCAATCGCCTGGACGTGACGGTCACTGCCCCACGCCTGCAACGCGAGGTCGGCCGCGATCACGGGGTTCCGCTGCGCGAGGGCGTCGACGAACGCCCTCTCAAGCGGGGTCGTGAGAAGCCCGGTCGCCGAGCCGCCGGAGCCGTGGCAGTAGACGAGCAGCGTCCGTTCCCCGCGCTGCCCTGCGACAGTGGCCGCGACGTACTGCGACTCGGTCGGGACGGTGGGGGAGTAGCCCTGCCCGAAGACAGCGGCGGTCGCGAGACGGTTCATCAGACCGCCGTGACCATGAGCTGGGCCGGGTAGTTGCCTCCCGGAACGATGACGGCGGTCCCGGACGGGGTCCACATCCGGACGGTGAAGGTGTACTCGACGCCGTCGAGGAGGATCCCTGTCCGCCGCCGGATGTACATGTCGGGCCCGTTGTTGGTGGCTGGTGAGAATCTCGTCCCGATCTGGTTGTCGGTGCTGGCCGGGTTGTTGTCGCGCACGATCATGCAGCTGACGCCAACGTTCGCGGCACCGGAGTTGTAGACGATCGGGGCGTAGAACTCGACGTCGACCGACCGGCCCTTCCCCGTCACGGTGCGCGACAGTCCGGAGATCGCGGCGGCAGCCGCGACACTGGTCGCTGTGCTGGTCATGGGAGGTACCGACGTCGTGCGGTTCGCGGTCCCGAGGTCGATACCTGCCTCGTGCCCCTCGATCTCTCCGGCGACGGCGTCGCTCAGTGCGTCGGAGAACGAGGAGTCGCCAGCGTCGAGCCTGGCGGCCATGGCGTTGGCGAGCTGGACGCCGGTCACGACGTCGGTGACGCCTGCGATCGACTTCACGTAGGGGTTCGGCTCGGCCACTGGCGGGTTGACACCGGCATCGAGGAGCACGTCGAGCGCCACGGGGGAGACGTCTGCCTCGACGATCTGGAAGCGGCGGCTTCGCGAGCGTAGGGCGCCTGTCCAGGTCCCGCTCATCGTGACCTGGCAGGACCAGTTGGTGATCGGAGCGCCGCTCGCGTCGAGCAGGCCTGGCTGATCCACGACCGGGGCCTCGAAGGTGATGAGGCCGTCGACGGGTGCCGGCAGCTTGGCGGGCACTGGCCAGATGGGCTCGCCGGTAGCGGCCCAGACCAGCGGGCGGTCGGTCTTGACCGTGCCGGAGTAGGCCTTGGCGCTGCCGCCCAGTACGTCGATCGGGACGGCGATGGTGACAGTGCGGGTCTGCACGCCTGCGGGAAGGGTCATGGTCGCTCCTCAGGCAGCCCGGATGATGAACCAGAGCGACAACCACGGGTTGAGGATGTCGACGGGATCGTGCGTGGTGGCGTTGGCCTGGGTGCCGCCCAACGGCCCAGCGACCGCGTTACCGAGCGCGATGTTGGTGCCGCCGCCGGTGTTCGCCCCGGCCTGCCGGGCGATGCCGTGAACGTGGGGCGGGAGATTGTTCGCGGCGAGGGTCACCGACGGGGCGCCGCCGGTGGTGCCGCGCGCCTTCGTGCCGGCGCCGATCGGGAACCGGTCGGTGAGGTTCGGGACGCTGAAGTTCGCTCCCGCGCCGCCGAAGGTGTAGCCGATGACCGCGAAGAGATAGGGGTAGTCGGCGACGGCGTGTGACGAGCCGTCGCAGAGCAGCTTGGTCGTGGGGATCTGGTCCACGGGACCGGCGAAGAGCTCGACCACGCCGACGTCGGGTCGGGCGCCTGACTGCACGGGGGGCTGCACGGTGGGCTGAGCAACGCCGCCGTCCTCGGAGAAGCGCAGGGTCAGGAGCCACTTCGTGGTGTCGATCGTGTGATCGATGCCCGTCACGCGCAGGGTGTCGTCCACGCCGAGCTGGTCGAGCACGACATTCACCTCGTCGTACAGGTCGCGCAGCGCGTGCGCCTCGAGTCGTTCGACAGTGTCGATCGGGATCGTGATCGAGTTGACGCGGATACGCGGTTGCACGTTCGCTGTCAGGATGGTCGCGGCCAGGGCATCCACGGCTGCGGAGTCCAGCCCGGTGACGGTGAACTCCTTGCGGTACCGGCCCCACTCCTCGACCGAGGCGGCGTCTACGTAGGGGCCGTAGACAGTCTCGATGGTCGAGCCGTCCGTGCCCGCAGACTGCACAGTGATCTGGACTTCGTTGATCGCATCCTTGGTGGAGAAGGACAGGTCGATCGAGCTGTACGCCGACTCATTGAGCAGGACGGGCGAGCCGGAGGCGATCTCGTCGCGGTCCCACACATTCAGCACACCTACGCGGGAGACCCACGCAAAGCCCAGGGCGGTGTCGCGGGTGAGGGCCACCTGGTCGAGGGCCTTGGCAGACTCGTTATAGGTCGTCACCGGGGCGGTCGCGATCTGGTTGCCGGATCCGTTGACCGACCATGGGACGCCTGCGCCCTCGAGCACGAAGGGCAGTGCGGGGATCGTTGCGACGCCCTCAGGGCGGCCGGCGTTGGCGAGGATCTGAGTGGGGTCGACGATCACGACCTCGATCCGGGCGCGCTTGCTCTCTGGGACCTTCGGGTCCTTGAGCTCGTAGGTGACGTCGGCCTCGAGCAGCTTGCCGCCCAGGATCGTCTCCCAGCCGCCGTCCACCAGACTCGACAGTCGCGCGCGTTTGCCCGGGCGGATCAGGGTTGATTGCGATGGGTCCAGCTCGCTGGAAAGGATGGTGGCGCCGAGACGGCCCACGTTAAGCCCCTCGCGGGAGATCCGGATCTGGTGCGAGTCGGGGAGGACGTCGAAGTACGACACCGGCGCGATGTAGGGCAGGTTGCTCGAGATCGCTGTCGACGTCGACGCGTTCGCCGCGCCGGTCCAGTCGTACTCCCACCCGCCGGCGTCGGCCGTGGAGCCGTCGAAGTAGGCCTCGACCGTCGAGGCCTGCTCGAGCATCACCGCGTCGAAATAGCAGACCTCCGTCAATGGCATCCCAGACGGGCCCTCCAGCACTGCCCAGATCTGCACGAAGGTCGCGGTCGGTGGGCTGATGACGGTGTTCGACAAAGTCGACCAGGCGTTCGCAGCGGCGGCGGCCGAGATCGTCCTTGAGGAGACGAAGGTCGCGCCGTTGTACCAGTTCGCGACCAAGCTCGCGCTTCGCCCGGCGACCGTCGGCCGGAAGCGAGCCTGCAGCGTGTAGGACGTGTTGCCGACGACCGGGAACATCGGGTCGCTCCGGACGGTCACAGGCGAGCCTGGGCTGCTCGTCTTCGTCGCCTTGAGGCTCCGGGATCCGACAGCCGCGAAGTCGGTGCTGCTCGCCAGGGTTGCGGTCGAGGCGAGCCATCCGGTCGTGTTGGTCTCGAACGACGGGTTCGTCACCAAGTTGACCCGCAACGAGCCGAGCTCATCCGACGTGGCTGCTTTGGCGACCGTTGCCTCGTTGAAGTTCAACGTGTGCGCGCCGACGTGATTCGTCCCGGTGTTCGTGGCGAACAGGTCGAACCTCAGACGGACGTAGGCAGTCGATGCGGGAGCCTGCGCCGGCGCGAGAGTCGTGCGACCACCGTTCCGCGCGAGGTAGGGAGTCTGCGGTGCGGCAGACAGGACGGCCTGACTCGCGTCGAGCCACTCGAACCGGGCACGGAACCAGCCGCCCGGGACGTTGCTCGGGGGAAGGCCGATCTGCCCGGACAGCGCGACCCATGACGCTGACGCCCACTGGCCTGCGTTGATGGGCATGGCCTCGGAGTAGAAGTACGACGCACCCGCCAGGAGGTTGACGAATCCGAGCTGCCCGCTGAAGGCCTGCATGAACGAGCTGCCGAGCGGCGTCACCCAGCCCCACCCGCCCAGCTCGCCGGAGGGGTTCTGCAGCATGTTGGACAGGCCGTCGGTGTCGGTCTCGACCTCGAGGCGGACGAAGTCGACAGTCTTGAACTGCTGGGCCATCAGAACGTCACCCCGCGCACGCCGTTGGATCGGGCGTAGTCGAGGTCCGCCTGAAGCGAGGCACCCCGCGAGAGTCGGTCAATCTGCTCGGCGGTCAGCCGGAGCTCCACGCGGATTGGCTGGTCCTGAGCGAAGCCGGCCCGCTTGGCGTAGGTGTCGAGTGCCGGTGTGCCGAAGCCCTTCTGCAGCGACGTCGCCGCACTCCTGCCGACCCGCTGCACGTAGCTGTCGTCGATGCCCTCGTCGAGTCCCTTGGTGACGTTGGCACCGATGCCAGCGAACACGCGCGAGGGCGACCGGATGCCTAGGGCCTTCTTCACAGCCGCGACCAAGCTGTTCGCCAGGCGTACGGCGGCGGCGTCGAGGGTCTTGGCCTCCGCCTCCAGCCCCCGCACGATGCCCTGGGCGGCCTGCACGCCGGCGCCGTAGTACTTGTCCGCCATCGCGTTGCCGAGCTGGGAGCCGGTCAGGGCGAGTTGTGCCTGGAGTGCGTTGATCTCGGTGATCGCCGCGGCACCACCGGAGGCGATCGCTTCAGCCGTGGCGAGGGCGGCCTCCGGGCCCGCGTCGAGCATCTGCTGGATGGATGCTCGGGAGAGTCCCTTCTTCGTGAGGTCCTGGATCAGCAGGGCGAAGCGCTGGGCGTTGGCCACCTTGTTCTTGAGCTCGGTCAAGAGGGTCGTGATCGAGACCGTGCCGTCGTCGCTGCGGCCGAGCTGCGTGACGTCGCCCGTGGTGGTGATCGCGGTCTTGATCGTGGCGGCGTAGTCCTTGTACTCCTCGGTCAGGAGCTTGAGCTTGTCGCGGGCCGCCTCGAGCCGGGCGTTGACCCGGTCCTGCGCCCTGGCGTTGTCGCGCAGCGCCTTGTACTGCGAGGCGTACCGCTTCAGCAGGGCCTTCTCGCGCGCGGTCTGCTTCTTGCCGGTGATCGACTTCTCGATCTGCGCGGTGATCTTCGACAGCGCGGCGTCGACTCCGGCCGAGCCCTTCACGACGCCCGCGAGAACCGAGTCCATCAGCTGCTGCCCAGCGGTCCGTGCCCGGGGCTGTGAGGCGCGGAGACCCGCTGCCAGGCCCTCGCCGAGCATCTCGCCCAGGTAGCGGGTCTTCCGTGACGGGGACTGGATCTGCCCCGCGGTCTGGGCCGATTTGATGGCAGCCGACACCATGCCCGCGGAGCGTGCGGCGATGGGGCTGATCCACCGACCGAGCCCGGCGTACATGCCAGAGCCGAGGTTGCTGCCCACACGGTCACCGCCAGTGCGGGCCGTCCCCACCAGAGTGTTGATCTGGCCAGAGAGCGCACCGCGGAACCCCGCGAGGTTCGGCTTGGGCGCGGTGCCCACGCCGTCGCTGAGCGCCTTGCCGGCCTTCGCACCCTCCTTCTTTGCCTCGGGAGCGAGCTCGGTCATCCGTCGCGCGATCGCTTGGATCTTCTTGACCGAGGCCTCGGCCCCGGTCAGCTGGAGCACGGTCTTGATCTGCTTCGGCGTGAGCTTGTAGGAGACGGCCAGGTTCGCGATGTCGCGGGCGGACTGGACCGCGTTCGACGTGATCTTGGTCTGGACCTCTTCGGGGATCCGGTTGGCGATCGCGGCGAGCTCGATGGTCGCCTTGGTGGCCTCACGGAGTTCGCCGGTCTCGCTCTCGATGCCCTTGACCAGCCGCTTGCGATCCGCGATCTCCTGCTGAATCGCCTTGCCGGTGAGGCTCTGCTCGTTGGCGCGAGGGTCGGCCTTCAGCGCCTCGATGGCGGACCGCTGGTCCTTCAGGATTCCCGTCAGCTCGCCGCGGGCCTTCTTCTCTCCGAGAATGCCGTCGACCAGCGTCTGCTTCGACACGCCGAACTCCGCGGCGGACTTCAGCAGGTCTGAGTTCTGCAGGTCCTGGGCGATCATCTCGCGGGTTGCGGCAGTGGTCGCGGCCGTCACCTTGTCCAGGGTTGCGGCGTAGTTCTCCCACGTCGTCTGGCTGTCCTTGGCTGCCTTTTCGGCGGAGCCGGTAGCCGACTTGAGGCTCATCAACAGGCCGGCCGCGCCCACGAGGGCCCCACCCCATGGACCTGCTACCGAGAACCCGAACGCGGCAGCGCCCAGTGTGGTCATGAGGACCTTGGTCTTGTCGTTGGTCGAGCTCATACCCTGCGAGAGCGCCAGCATGCCGCCAATGCCGGCGACGCTTCGAGCGGCGCCGCCGAAGCCGTGCAGCGCTGCCTGCGCCTTGCCGATGGCGCCGGTCGCGTAGGTCATGGCTGCGCGGTTCTGAGCGAGCTTCTGACCGAACGTGAGCATCGAGACCCCCGCCGCTGTCGCTCGGGCCTGCACGAGACCGAAGCCGGCCGCGAGTCGGGGCATGACGAGGGCGGCGATGCCGACCTGGACGCCGATGTCCTTGATCGGTCCCGGCAGCTCGTCGACGAAGTTGACCAGTCCAGCGACTGCGTCAGCAGTGGTCTCGAGAGCAGGAAGGAAGACATCGTCGAAGACCCGAGCGACGACGTCGCCCTCGCCCGCAAGGTTGCTCAGGGCCTCGGTGATCTCCTTCGCCGCGGGGACGAGGGCGCGCGCGATGTCCTTGCCGGCCTTGATGCCGGCCTCCATCGCGGGTACCAGCTTGTCGTCGAGGGCGTCCGCACCAGCGGAAACGGCCGGCGCGAGTTCCTGGCCGAGTCGGAGCTTCGCGGTCTCGACCGAGCCCGCCAAGCGCTCGAGGGCTCCCTCGGTGCCGGACATGCGCGCGGTCGCCAGCTTCTGCGCGGCGCCCTGGTCCTTGGTGGCCTGGGTGTAGTCCTTGAGGCCGTCGGCGCCGGCGTTGACCAGCGCGTTGACGGCGGCGATGGTCGAGGCGTCGTTGCCGAAGATCGCGCTGATCTTCGTCTTCCGATTGGCCTCGCCTCGGACCTTGCCGAGTGCTCCCTGCAGCTCTCCGGCGATCTGGACGATGTTCTTGAAGTCGCCGTTGCTCTTGACGAAGTTGAGGCCCAGCTCCGACATCGCTGTGCGGGCTCGGTCGGTCTGGGGGACGAGCCGGTTGAAAACGGCGGCCAGCGACGTGCCTGCCACGGAGCCGTCAAGGCCGGCATCACTGAGGGCCGCGAGCGCCGCGGCGGTCTCGTTGACCGAGAGGCCGATGCCCGCGCCGGCGGAGCCGACCAGCTTCAGGGACTCGCCGAGCGAGGCGACCGAGGAGCGCGAGGCGTTGCTGGCTCCGGCGAGGGCGTTGACCACCACGGAGGACTGGTTGGCCCGGAGGCGGAACTGCGCGAGCGATGAGGTGACGATCCCCGCTGCCTGCGCCAGGTCGAGGCCTTCGGTCGCAGCGAGGTTCATCACCTCGGGCACCGCAGCCATGATCTTCGCCGTGCTGAGGCCGGACTTGCCGAGCTCGAGCATGGCGTCGGCGGCCTCGCCGGCGGAGAACGAAGTGTCCTGGCCGAGCCGGACCGCCTCGTTGTTCAGCAGCTTGATCTGCTCGCTCGAGGCTCCGGTCGATGCCTGGATGAGCCGCATCGAGGTCGAGAACTTCCGCTCGGCGTCAACCGCGCTGGCAGCGAAGCCTGCGATTCCACCGGTGAGGAGGCCAAGGCCGATGCCCTTGACCACACTGCCGAGCTGCTCGAACGCGCTGGCCACGAGCTCGGTCTCACGGCGCGCCTGGCGACCGTTGGCGAGGATCGCGATGCGGATTGGTCCGGCCACTGGTCACCTCCTGTTGGGCGTCGTCACGAGATCGAGAAATGCGTCCCGCTCGAGGCGGGTGAGCGACCGGTAGATGTCGACCGACTGTCGAGTCATCAAGCACCAGGCCGCCTGGTCGTAGGCCCTCAGGCGGAGGGCGATTCGTCTTTTCCCTCGGGGCTGTCCGTGTCCTCGTCGGCGTCGTCGTCCTCGTCGTCGTCGAAGAACCGCGCGTTGACCTCGTCCAGACGCATGGCCATCACGGTCTTGTGGGCCTCGGCGGCCTTCGTGCCGGTGCGCGTCTCGACCACGAAGAGCAGGGCCCGGCCGGCCTTGGAGAGAGCCGAGGCCATCAACCGGCCGATCGGCTCGCCGAATCGCTCCTCGATGGCGATCTCCTCGTGGCCGGTGAGGCTGGCGACCGTCTCGGAGAAGGAGACCTTCGTGCTGGTCGAGGCGCTGTCGTCGGCGGTCTCGGCCGGTGGCGTTGCGGTGCTGGTGCTCATGGTGATCCGTTCCGTTCGGTGCTCAGGCCAGCCCGCGGGCGCGGATGCTGGCGTTGATGTTCTGCTCGAGGACGCGTAGGGCGTAGGGCTGCAGCTCGTCGTCGGCTCGCTGCATGAAGCCCGATGCCTGGATGCCGCGGGCGGCCCAGCCGTAGTTGATGGGGCCGGCGTACGGCACTGCCGTCCGGCCGGCCGCCACAACGGCCTTGTTGCGTGCCCGGTTGCCGCGGATGTCTCCGGCGAGGCGCCCGGTCCGGCGCGGTGCGTGGCGTGCGGCCACGATGGCGCCGAACCGGGCGATCTCGGAGAACGCTCCCTTGAGGTCCTCGACCTCGAGACCCATGGCGATCAGATCCCGCACGACGCCGTTCAGGCCGTCGATCCGGATGCTGACGTACTCGCTCATGGGTCAGGCGGCTCTCAGGCCGAGACCAGAGTCGGCTTGGCGGTGCAGGGGAAGGTGACCTCGATAGTCATCTTCGCCGTGTTGGACTTGTTGGCCTCGCCACCGAGCAGGTCACCGTCGGGCTCGGTGATGGTGGCGGTGCCCTCGAAGTGCGGCTCGCCGGCGGTCGGCGCTGCGTTGCCGTAGGGCATCACCGTGTAGGGCACGTCGGTGCCGGCGCTGTCGAAGATCTCGCGCCACAGCGTGCCCGCCGCGGCGTCCTGCACGAGCGTGATCACGAGGGCGTAGTCCCGGGCTCCGCCGTTGGCGGCGTCCTCGAAGGTGACGAAGTCCGAGTCGGCCTCGCCCGAGGTGATGCGGACGTTGGAGACCTGCGGGGTGTAGTTCGTCCCGTCGATCTCCAGCTTGAGCTTGCGCGTTCCGATGGCGGCCATCAGCGGTTCTCCTTCTTGTTGGTGTCGGCCGGCGTGGCAGCCGTCTTCTTCGCCGCGCGCTTGCGGCGAGGCTTGGGGGAGGAGTCCTCGACCGGCTCGGCACGGCGCCGGCGGCTCCAGCGCTGCTCGAGCTCGCGCACACCGTCTCCCTGGACTCCGATCCGCTCGACGGTCTTCGACGTCGAGGTGGTCAGGTTGTGCACCACGCGGGCCAGGAGTGCCTCGTCGGCCTCGGCCGGACGCGGGGAGGGGAGGTCGAGCACCGAGCGCTGTGCGGCGCGCTCAGCGGCCAGCACAGCGGTCACCCGCTCGTCGTCCCAAGCGCCGGCGATGCTGTTTTCGGCGAGGTGCTTGAGGGTGTCCTCGATGGTGATCACGGAGCCTCCAGAAGGTTGACGGCCACCGAGAGGTGTACGGCGGCGGCGAGGTGGGTCTGCTGGTTGACGCGGATCTGGCCCGGCTCGTCAACCGTGTCGATGACGTGAGGACTGAAGTCGATGGCGAGGACCTTCAGCAGCAGCTCGTCGAGCGCATCGGCCTCGACCTCGTTGACACCGGCGGCCACCACCAGGCCGAGGCGGTGGCGGACCACGGCCTCGCCGAAGGCCAGGTCGGCGCCAGCCTCGAAGCTGATGTACGGCTCGTCGGGGGCCGCGTAGACGAACGGCGGCGTGACCTTCTCCGGCACGATGGTGAAGGCGAAGAGGTCTGCCTCGGTGAGCTTGTCGCGCAGCTCGGTCCGGAGCTGGGAGAGCGCGCTCATGCGATCACCGGCCCCACGTAGAGCTCGAGCACCCTGCGGGCCCCGCGCAGCGGATCGCGGCTGACGCGGATCGGCGTTGAGGAGATCTCACCGTTGCCGACGTCGAACTCCTGGTTGGCGATGCCGTTGGGAGCCTTCGAGGTGTGGAAGGCGTCCGCGGCGGCGACCCGTACCGCGCGGTCCAGGACGGTCGGCGGGAGGTCGGTGTCGAGCACGTCGTTGTCGGCGAGGTACGTCGTGATGTCCTCCACGGCCTCGGCAAGGCAGCGCTCCAGCAGTGCGTCGTCGCCAGGTCCGGCACCGACCTCGGTGCGGAGCTGTTCCTTGGTGACGGCCACGGCGGTGCCTTCCTGGACTCGAAGAGGTGGGGGAGCCGCTCGCCCCGCGGAACGGGGCGCAGGGCGAGCGGCGCTGGGGGTCAGCCCTCGTGGAGAGCGCTGACGACCTTCTCGGCGGCCTTCTCGGCCGCGGCGGCGACCTTGTCGTGCTCGGCCTTGGCCGCCTCGATGGTCGGGTCCTGGGGAGCGTCCTCGACCGTCGAGCCGCCGTCACCGGCGTTCTTGGCGTCGGCTGCGGAGACCGCCTGCTGCTTGAACTGCTCCTGGGCCGCCTTCACGGCGGCCTCCTTGTCGCCGATGATCTCCGGGTTGTGCTGGTCCGGAGTGCCGTCGGCGCGCAGGGAGAGCATCTGCACGCGGTCGTGGTCGCCCTCGTGCTTGACGGCGGTGTTGGCCGTGTCGATGTCGGTGGTCTTCGGCTTGCTGGTGCTGGTCGCCATGGCGATGTCCCTTCTTCGGTGCGGTGGTGGTGCTGGGGACTCCGGCAGGCCTGGCGTCGAGGCCGGGCCTGCCGGAGCCGTGACGATCAGGCCGCGGCCTGCTGCAGCGTGCGCACCGAGCTGGAGTTCTGCAGGGTGCCGTCAGAGCGCTGGAAGCCCAGGAATCCGACCTGCAGGAACTCGGCATACCGCTCGGTGAGCCGCAGGAGCGCGAAGTCGGAGACGTCTCGGATGAGGTAGCTCTCGCGGAAGTCGCCGAAGGCGACCGTCTTCGCCCCGGCCGCCGGCTCCGGGACGTAGTTGTTGATCGCGACCGGGTAGCCCATCAGGAGCGCCGGCGTGCCGGCCTGCATGGACGGCTCCCACAGGGGGCGCTGGTTACCGTCTTTGAGCTTGCGCAGGCCCTTGCGGAACTTCTGGTTGTACATGAACCGCAGGTTGTCGTTGCCCTCGGTGTAGGCGGCGTCCAGCGACTCCGTGAGGTCGACGAGCTCGTCGTAGGTCACGGCAGCGATCGCCGCGGCCGTGACACCCACGGGCGCCGAGGTGATGAGCCCGTCCGGCTGACCGGTGCCGGTACCCACGGTGAAGTGCCGGTTCTGGACCCGAGCGATGCGGCGGGCCAGGCGGGTCGACAGCCAGTCGTCGATGTCGAAGAAGCTGTCCTGGATCAGCTGCAGCGAGGTGCGGACGATCTTGGAGTGGTACATGTACGAGCCGATGTCGTTGGTGCCCAGCTCGAGGTCCTGCTCCGAGGCCGCGGTGTTCTCGCCGAGGATGGCGCCCTCCGTGGCGTCGTCCTCCGTGGGCCACGGCAGGGTGGCACCGGTCTCGGTCGTGATGACCTCGGCGTACTGCCGCATCGAGGCCATCGCACGCAGCTTCTCGACGACCTTCTGGCGGAACGCCGGGGGGACGGCGTAGCCGCCGGCAGCACCGGTGCCGACGCCCTGGGCGTTGCGGATGGCGTCGTCCTTGACGAAGCCGGACGCAAGGACCCGCTGGTCGTCGTGGCCGAGCACGTTCATGCCGCCGCGCATCCATCGGTTGAAGGCCTCGGTGTAGCCCTTGGCGAACTCCTCGTCGTCGACCTCGTCGCTCGGGGCGACGACGCCAGAGCGGTCGACCTTGGAGTTGGCCGCGTCGTTGGCCTCGAAGCGCTCCTGGCGCTCGATGTCCACGTCGAGCTTGTCGTACGACGTCTCGAGACGGTCGTAGGTCTGCTCCTGGTCGGCCGACAGCTTGTCGCCCTCGCCGGCGGGGGCGGCCATGATCGCCTTCATCTGCTCCCAGATGCCGGCGCGCTGCTCACGCAGCTCCTTGCTCGATGCCATGGTCGGCTTCCTCTCTTCCGCGTTGCGGATTGCCCGCACGCGGACGCGGCGGGTCGTGCTCCTGGCCAGCCCTGTGCTGGACGGGAGAGTCGTTGATCAGCCCGCTCGCTTCTGGTGGCGCCGCTCCCGCAGCGCGTGGAAGCGGGCTTGGCGGTCGTCGGCGTCCTCCGCAGGGGCGGGGGCCTGCTGCCGCGGAGGCTTGGGGATCTTCGGGGCCGGGGCCTCTGCTCGGCCGGCGAACTTCATCCCGGCGCCCTTGAGGTCGAAGGCGGCGGCGGGGTCCCCGTCGATCTGGGCGCCCTCGACCACGTCGGCGAGCCCGGCGTCGACCGCCTCCTGGGCGACGTACCAGCCTTCGTCGAGCATGATCGCGCGCCAATCCTCGGTGCTGCCCCCGGACTTGTCGGCGTAGACCGCGGCGATGTTGTCGCTGATCTGGCCGAGAAGGTCGCCCGTCGAGTGCATGTCGCCGGCGTTGCCGACGCACATGCCCCATGCGTCGTGGATCATCAGCTGGCTGTTGGGCCGCATGATGGTCTTGTCGGCGGCGCAGGCGATGAAGCTTGCCGCCGAGGCGGCGATGCCGTCGACGATCGCGGTGACGGGAGCCGCGTGCTCGCGCAGGTTGTTCAGGATCGCCAGGGCCTCCCACACCTCCCCGCCGGGGCAGTTGATGTGCAGGCGGATCTCGTCGACATCGCTCGGCACCTGGTCGAGGGCGTCCAGGAACTCCAGGGCCGACACGCCCCACGGGGCACCCCAGGAGTCGATGGGCTCGTAGAGGCGCAGGGTTGCGACGCCGTCGGTGATGTTCCCGCCCGGCACCTCAGCGCGCACCGGGGTCAGTTGCCGGTTGGCGGGTGACCGGCGGCCGTGGAAGCGGTAGCGCGGGTGCTCCTCGGCGCGGGCCGAGGCGCGGTTGAGCAGGGGCATCAGGCCGGGGATGTCACGCATAGCGCTCCTCCTGGATCGTGGGTACGGGGGCGAGCTGTGCGGGGCGCGCGGGCTCTGGGCGGTCGGGGGCGGCCGGCGCTGACTCGTCGGTGCTGCCGTTGTCGGTGGTGCCGAGCTCGCCGAAGTTGAGGGGTCGGTAGCGCACGTCGCCGCCCTCGACCGGAGACTGCTCCTCGTAGGCGCGGATCTCGTTGGTCGACAGCGCGCCGAGTTCCCACATGGACTTGTAGAAGGCGGCCCGGGCTGCCGAGTCGCCGCGGAGCAGGCCCTCGAGCGCGTACTTCGCGTAGATCGGCGTCGGGCGCAGCACGTGCTTGGTTAAGCGCTGCTCCATCGCAGTGAGCTCGGGGCCGAGGTCGAACTTCACCCAGCCGAGCGCCTGCTGCTCGAGGCCGGTGCCCCAGCTGGTGGACTTCTCGGTCTCGAACATCAGGAACGGGGGGATGCCGAACCAGCGGCAGACCTCGACGACCTGGAAGCGACGTGACTCGAGGAACTGCGCGTCGTCGGGGTTGATGGAGAGCTGCTGGAAGGTGGCGCCCTTGTCGAGCACGACGGTTCCGTGTGCGGACTCGAGACCGGTGCGCTTGTCCTTCCACCGCGCGGCGAGCTGGTCCGCCTGGCGCTGGGTGAGGCGCTGCTCGGTCTGCAGCACGCCGGTGGCGAGCGAGCCGGAGCCGAAGAGCCGAGCGCCGTACTCCTGCGCGGCCAGTGCCATGCCGATCGACTCGCGGGCCGCGCGGATGGGGGAGACGCCGCAGATCCCGTCGTACCCGAGCCCGGGCAGGTGGAGGATCTCGTTGTCTGAAAGCACCTCACGGCCGCCGTCGATCGAGTAGACCTTGCGTCCGCCCTCGGACTCTCGGCCGACCTTGACCCGGTTCGGGTAGATCGGCCACAGCTCGACCACCTGTCCGAGCGGGTTGCGCAGCTTGCGCAGGTAGGCGTTGCCCCAGCCGCGCTTGTGGAAGAACGCGGTCTGCCACAGCTCAAACGGCGTCATGTCGGGGTGCGGGTCGTCCAGCAGCCGGGCGCTGTGTCCGACCGCGCGAACCCGGGCGTTCTCGACCTCGCGGTAGCCGTGCAGCGGGAGCGCGGCCGGCACGTTGCAACTGACCTGCATGGCGCGCCAGACCGCCGGCACGCCGAGCGCGGTGATCTCGGTGACGTTGGTGCCGCTGAGGTTCTTGCTGATGCCCAGCGCGTCGAGCAGCGTCGTGTCCGTCAGCGGCACCGCAGGGTTCTCTGCGGCCACCGCGGCCCGAGGTGCGCGTGCGCTTCGCACGCTTCCGAAGACGGTCACGGCGCGGCCTTCGCCGGGGGCTTGGCCTCGAGCACCGCGGCGACGTAGACCGCAACGATGCCTCCCACGATCAGGAAGACGCCGGCGGCCAGGCAGGCCAGGGCGGTGGAGACCTGGGCGGCTGCGGCCACGATGAAGCCGGCGCCGAGCACGACCACGAGCACGCCGAGGAGCTCGACCAGGGGGCCGACTCCGGGCTTCGGTGCGCTGGTGGTGGTGCTCATGGGGCCTCCTCAGCCGAGAGTGATTGCGCCGTACTTGCCGGCGCCGTAGTCGGCGAGGATCGCCGCTTCGAGCATGTCGACCTCGCCGCCGGACTGGCGGCGCCCGACGAGCGGGCGGTCGTTGTAGTAGCGCCACACCGCGCCCTCGACGGCCTCGTCGAGCTCGGCGGCTTCGGGGTGCAGCAGGCGGGTCTCGCGGACCTTGTCCGAGAAGCGCGCCGTGGCTTCGGCGACCTCGTCGACGTCGATGAGCTCGAGCGCGACGTCGGCCTCCTCGAAGTCCTTGATGAGGCTCTTGCCTGGGCCCTTGGAGTCCATGACCACAACGCAGTCGGTGGCGTCCTGGATGCGCTTCACCTCGGCCACAAGCCAGCCGACTCCCTCGCGGCGGTCGACCGGGGCCACGTAGGAGCGCTCGACGGGCTCGGACTCGGGGTCGTCGGGGTCCTCGAGCACCTCGACGGGGGAGCCCGCGGCGATCGAGGCCCAGGCCCGGCTGACCGACACCGCGATGCCGATTGCGGCCGGGGTCTCGGGCAGCTCGATCGGCTCGCCGATTCCGTCGGACCAGTTCGGGAAGATCGATGTGGCGCCAGCGGATGCCGGCTCCTCCCACTCGCCCATGCACTCGCGGCGCCACTCGTCGGTCGGCATCGCCTGGCGGACGTTGGCCAGGTTCTCGATCGGCATCCGGCCCGTCGCCGTCGCCGGGTTGCGCTCGACGATGATCTCGATGCGGTTGAGCACGCACGGCGCGCCCTGCTCGAGGCCGGTCTTCGGGTGCTGGCACTTCTCGTCCTCGCACGGCGGGAGCGGCTTGCCGCCCCACTCGAGGTACGTCATCGTCGGCGAGAGATGCTTGCGGCCGCGCTCGCGGAGGTCGCGCAGTTGCTCGCTGTCGGCCTTGCCGGGCGAGGAGCCATAAAGCACCTGCGGCTCGTGCTGAGCCAGCAGAATCGGGATGACCGCGCCCATCATCGACTTCTTCAGTGCGAAGGCCTCGTCGAGCACCAGCTTGGGCTTGCCCAGGCCGCGACCGCCGTCGCGGGTTCGGGCCTTGAACCAGATCGTCTGGCCGTTGGCGAGCTCGATCCGCTCCTCGCCGTTGGCGTCGTAGATGCCCTCGTTCTTCTGGGCGAGCATCCGCTTCTGCAGGCTCGGGGCCGCGCGCAGCAGGTTCGCGAGGTCGCGCTGTGCCGCGCGAGTCGTCGACATCTCGTGGGCGGACCAGACGATCTCCGGCACGTCGAGCACGTAGAGCCACCCGATGACGGTCTGCAGGAAGAGCCCGGTCTTGAGGTTCTGCCGCGAGCAGATCACGCAGAACTCGAACGTGGCTGGCGAGCCGTCGGGGCGGATCGCGAAGATCATGTCCAGGCCGAGCTCCTGCTGGGCGTCCGGCTCGTAGCCGGCTGCGGCGCAGACCTCCGCGACCTCGGGCCCGTAGGTCAGCGACGGCTCGGGGCGCTGCCGAACGCCGTGCGGGCACGTCCAGAAGTCAGGCTCGATCAGCCGCTTCGCGGGCCTTGGCCTCACGTCGCCTCCTGGCTTCGGTTACCTCGTCGTCCTCGACCTCGGCCGTCTTCGGCTGGTCGCCGGCCGGAGTAGGGGCCGGCGTCGCGCCGATGCGGTCGAGCACCTGGCGCAGCTCCTTGGCGAGCGAGCCGGCAGCGGTGCCGGTGGCGGCCTTGACCTGCTTGGCCAGGTGCAGCGCGATCTGCCCGTCGACGGTCTCGAGCTGGTTCGCTGCGGCGAGGTCCTTGCGCACGGCCGTGACCAGCGGGTCCTCCGGCTTCAGGCCAGCGGTCGGGTCAGCGCCTGCGGTGCCGGCGGCCTCGCGCTGGGCGCGCTTCTTGCACCCGGGCGTCTTCCAGCGGGCCCGCGGGCTCTTGGCCTCGAACGTGCCACAGCCACAGCCGCACTCCAGCGTGTACGACGGCACCCGGTACCTCCTCGGTGTCCCGAGACGATCGGGCTGATGGGTCGGAGAGAGAAGCCGCAAGACGGCGGCGGTCAGGAAGGCCTCGGCCTGAACTTCCGAGGGGCCCCGGGGGTCGAGCTCAGATCACCCAGCGGCCCGATTTTTGGGCGCGGGGCGGGCGCCGGCGGCGCATCCGGTTGCCCCGGCGCGCTGCCTCCGCGAGGTTGCACCTGCGGTGCCCCACGCCGATGACCACTTGGCCACTCGGGTCATGGCACACGTGCCAGAGCTGCGTCGGGGCGAGGGCCGGCGGGATGAACCGCGATCGCATCAAGCACACAGGCTCAGCGCAGTAGGCCTGGCCTGCAGCCACCACGGCCCGCCACTGCTCGCGCTCTTGCTGATGAGACCAGCCGTACCTGGGCTTAGCCACGGTGGGCGCCCCTGAAATGCAGAACGTCCAACGTGTTCAGGGCAGGGTTTGCCACCAACAGTTGGACGTGACAAACCGTAGCACGACTGCTCACCGCGCACCCCGACTCGGCGTGTCCGAGGTCAACAGGTCGAGCACGTCGCCCACTCGGTAGACCTTGCGCGGCCTGCCGTCGATGACCTTCGTCGTGACGTGGGTGACCTTGCCCCTCGCACTCCACTGCCGGATGCGCACCTCGAGCCGGCCCACGCTCACCTCGCCCGTGAACACGGCGGCGAGACGCGCGATCACGGCCACCGGGGCCAGTTCGTCCTCGGCTGCTCGCACCAGCTGCTGGCGTCGTACGCCCACGTCCCAGCGCATGCCGCATCGGCAGGTGACCCAGCGCTCGTCGTGGCTGGCGTACAGCGGCTGCAGGCACGGCTGCTCGTCCAGGTCATGGCCGCAGGTACCGAGGTAGTTCCCGGTGCGCGCCCGCTCGGCCACCCGCTTCAGCAGTCGCTCGACACCGAGCAGGTCGCGGTTCAGGTCGCCGGCCCAGGGCAGCGTGGCCACTGAGGCCAGGTGCTCGGCGAGCCAGGCGGTGAGCTCGGGGACTCGTGCCGGCGGCGGGCTGATGCCGGGCCGGTCGTCGACCAGCGCCCGCGCCCACGTCCGCAGCGTGTTCGTCGCGTCGGCGTCAGCGGCCGTGACCGGGTCGAGCACGATGGCCGCAGCTGCGACCGCTGTCGGGTCCGGGGTCGCGCTCCTGCTGCGCCTTGGCGCGCCGCCGGTCGGGACGCGATCGAGGTCGGCGTAGTACGCCGCGATGTTGCTCAAGGCGTGCCGGCCGGTGCGCAGGCAACGAGGGCACAGCGCGAGATCGTCGGTCGTCTCGCAGCGGCAGTGCTGGCAGGTCGGGGTGCTCAAGCTGAGTCCTTCCACTCGAAGCTCGGCTCGTCGGCCTCGGCCACGATCGGGACGCCGTAGAGCTCGGTGGCCATGCACGCCTTCAGCGCCTCGGTCGCCTCCGCAGCCTCGCTCTCGGGCACCATCGCGAGGATCTCGTCGTGTACCGGCATCAGCGTGCAGTGGCCCCAAGGGGTCTGCTCCCAGCGCAGGAGTGCGTCGATCAGGAGTTCGCGAGCGGTGCCTTGGATGGCGTAGTTCGGGCCGGCGTGAGGCGCGATCTTGGGCAGGTGGATCACGCGACCGGCGTACGTCGGGTAGCGGGTCCGCCCAGCTTCGACACCGCCGCGGATCATGTGACTCCACTGGGTCAGGCCGGGCGTCATCGCGTCCATGGCTGAGATGACGCTGCGAGCCACGTCCACCCCGGCGCCGTCCGTTCGGGCCATGCCCTCGACTCCCTGGCCATAGATCCGGCCGAAGACCTTGCGCTTGGCCATGTAGCGGTTGGACTTCGTGAAACTGGCGCCCCACACGAGCTTGGCGATCTCGGCGTGAAGGTCCACGCCGTTGAGCAGCATCTCGATCAGTGCCTGGTCCTGGCTCAGGGCCGCTGCTACCCGGATCTCGACCGAGGCGAAGTCGGCGGTGATGAGCAGGTGCCCGGGGTCGGCAGAGATGCACGCGCGCATGCCGCCTTCGCGGCTGATCTGCTGCAGGTTGAACCGGACCGAGGACATGCGTCCGGTGTCAGCGCCGAGGGTGTGCACGGTCGAGCGGGCACGGCCGTCCCCGTTGTGCACCATGTCGCGCCAGGGGTCGAGGAATAGCTTGAGCGCGGTGTCTGCGTGCCGCCAGTCGAGGATCACCCGCGCCAGGTGCTGGACGTCGCTGATCGCCTCGGTTGCCCAAGTGCGCTCGGACCCGCGAGGGCCGGCGATCGGCTCGAGCACGCCCTTGGCGACCGAGGGCTTGCCGGTGCTGGTGCGAGGCAACGCGGCACCCATCGCGGTGAGCATGCCGCCGAGCTGGGTGTTGCTGCCGGGGTTCTCCACCGGGATCAGGGCGGCAAGCTGGGCCTTGGCGGTCGCGTGTTCCTCGTGGAGGCGGTCGATCTGCTCGGGCACGAACCGGAAGCCGGTGTGTGCCACGCGCGCGGTCATCCGCTGCGCCGTCCGTTCGCGGTGCAGTTGCTCGGGCTCGAGCGCCGGGAGCCGCCGCGCGAGGGCCGCGCAGTCGAGCACGTCGGCTCCGTCGTAGCGGGCCATGGTCTCGCTGTGGTGGTCTACCTGGGCCCATCCAGACTGCTCGATCTCGTGGGTGACCTCGATGTCGGTCTTCCACTTGCCGGCCCTGAACAGCTCGGCCCTGGCTGCGTCCGCGGTGGGGGCGAGCGCGAGGTCTCCGAGCATCGACTTGGCCAGGCCCTTGAGGTCGTCGCTGTTGCCGGTCAGGGCGGGGTCGGCGATCTTGGCGAGCGTGCCGGTATCGACCATCCGGCTCCACGCCTCCTCGGCCTCGACCAGGCCGGCCACGGCCAGCGGCACGATGTCAGCGCTGGCGGAGTGGGCGTGCAGGACGCGGGCCGCAGCGAGGTGCCGGCGAGCGATCTCGTCGTGCGCGAAGGCATCGGGACCCTCGTGGTCAAGGACCACAGCGAGGTTCTCGTCACCGAGCTGGATCGTGCGCAGTGCGTAGTGGCGGTGCCCGATCGGGTAGCCCGTGTGCTCGACGTCGACCGTGAGTTCGCCGGTTCCGTCCTCGCCGGTGATGGTGGCGAGCAGGGCGTCGGCCTGCTCGAGGGTGATCGAGCGGATCGTGCCGTCCCTGGTCAGCAGGGCGGGCAGGCTGACCTTCGCGCCAGCAGCAGCTGCGATCGCCTCCAGACGCTTCGCTGCTGCTGCCTCGGACCGCTTCGCCCGGGCCGCCTCGGTTTTCGCCTGGGCAGCCAGCCCGATGGCGCAGTCGCTGTCGTGCGTCCCCTTCGCGCCAGTCGTCCCGCCGCATTCGCGGCAGCGCCTCGCGGGGCTCGCTGGCACAGTCGGGGTGACGGGTTGACGGGTACTTCCGGGTTGCCGCTCCTGCGTGTGTGCGGGCGTGTGCGTGCGTGTAAGAGTTGGGTTCAACCCGTCATACCCGTCACCCTCCACAGAAACACCGGGGTTGACCTGCGGAAACAGGGGTGACGGGTTGGGGTTCAAACCCGTCACCAACCCGTCACCTTTGGGGCTCAACCCGTCACCCGTCGACAGAACGGGGGCGGTCTGAGGCGGCAGCGGATTCGTGCTGGCGTCCTGAGCGGCCACGGAGGGTGACGGGTCAGGCATACCGGGCAGGAAGCCGCCGGAGCGAATCCTGAGCGCCCTGCGCTTGCCGTTCTTGGTGTGGACGCTCGGGTAACCGCGGCGGTGAAGCTCGCGCCCCCAGCGGGTCTCCGTGGGGATCAGGTCGTTGCGGTGGCCTGATCGCTGGCAGGAGGCCCGGAAGGCCTGGTAGAGCTCGCGGCTTGGGGTGCCGGCTGCGAAAGGCTCGGTCTCCTCCTCGAGCCACACGGTGACCGGGTCCTGCTCGGCGCCGAGGTGCTCGGCGAGGTACATCAGGTGCTCCGGCGCCGCCGCCATGGACCCGGTGCTGGGGTCCGACAACCATCCGGCGGCCTCGCGCAGCATCGAGGCCAGGACTCCGGGCGCTTCGGTGCGCCAGCCGGACGAGCGCACCGACCCGATGGCCGCACGGCTGGCCCGGACCTGCTCGGGGTCGCCCTCGCACGGGATGAGCCGGACGCGGGCCCGCACGGCCGGGTCGGTGAGCAGCGGCTCGTCATTGGCGGTGAGCACGAGGGTGTGGGTGGGCCGGAAGGTGATCGGGTCCTTGTGCATCTGGTTGGCGGTGATCTCGCCGCCGCCGGTGAGCTGCTTGAGGTGCTCCTGGCCGGCGCGGTTCTCGGCCGGTGCCTCGTCGATGAAGGACAACCTGCGGCCCTTGAGCGAGTAGCGGATGGTGTCGTGGGCGCCGGTGTTGGTGAGCAGCTTCGGGTTGGCCGCGTGGGCGTAGGACCCCAGCACGCTCATCAGCAGGTCGACGACCTGGGTCTTGCCGCGACCGGTCTCGCCGAGCAGCACCGGCAGCGCGCGGTCGGCGTAGCCGGTGAACGCGATTGAGAGCACGCGCAGCGCCCACGCCCGGGTGCCGGGGTCGGGCCACACCGCGGCCACGAAGGCGTCCCACATCGGGGTCGGTACGACGGCCGGTGTGACGCCGCAGCTGTGCATGTGCGGGGTGTTCGGGTCGATGTGCTCGGCCAGCACTGGCACGGTGTCGCTGAACCGCAGGGACCACGGCACACCTCCTGCCCAAAGCACCTCCGGGTCGGCGTCGAGATCACCGAGGGCGACCGAGCCGGGGTAGGTGCCGGCTGCGACCAGGGCGTCGATCTTCCCAGCGACGGCCTTGGCGCCGGCGTTGGTCATGAGCCGCTGGCGCACGGCCGCACGGGTGTGGGGGTCCGAGCCCTTCTCGGCCGTCGGGTCGCCGAGAGGCATCAGCCAGGCAACCTCCGCGACGAGCCACGGGGCGAGCTCACGGCGCGTCTCCCAGCGGTCGTTGAGGCGCATGAGCCACGTCCTGGAGTCGTAGGCGTACCGAACCGCTGGCGCGGTGCGCGCCAGCACGTGGTCGGCGAGCTTCTGGTCGAGCTGTGCCAAGGGGTCGAACGCCTCGACGCCGATGTAGCTGCGGATGCTCCACTGCTGGTCGGGCTCGACGCCCATCAGCTCGGGCCGCGTGGGGTCCGCTGGCCGGTCGTCGCCCGGCGTCGGAGCCTGGATCTGCAGCACCGTGCCACCGGTCAGACAGGGCTCGTTCGGCTGCTGCACGGCGCCGTGGGCCGTGACGGCCTTGCGGGCGCTGGTGAGCAGCATCTGGTCGAACTCGGCGCTGCGGTCCTCACCCTCGGTGACCCGGTCCCACACGGTGCGCAGCTCGAGCACGGCGCTCGCGAAGCCGGCATGTCCCGACGCAGCGATCTGCACCAGGTGGTGGACCCTCGCGGTCATCGCGTCGTGGCGGGAACCAGCGTCGGCCCGGGTGAGCTCCTCGAGCGCGATGAGCCGGACGTCGGTGATCTCGGCGCACTCCGGACGCCAGTCGTCGAGCAGCTGGTCGAGCAGGGCGTGACCGCTGGCATGGTCCGCAGCGGCCGGTCCCTGCTCGGTCGCGTGCTCGAGGAGGCCCTGCACCCAGGTGGCGGGCAGCTCGGCGAGCTCCTCGGGCCTCGGGGGAGTGTCGACGGGCCGACCGGCAGGGTCGTACCAGCGGTAGGCGCCGCCGACCTCGTGCGGTGACGGGGCCACGACGGTGTAGCGGTGGTGGCGCTGGATGATCTCGATGTCGCCGGTCACCGTGCCGTCGGGCTGGGTGCCCTGCAGCTTGGTGGCGTAGCGCTGGGGCGGTGCCCGGAACAGCATGATCCGGGACAGCCCCGGGCCAGCCTCGGTGCCGCGGGCGGTGCTCGACCAGGTCGCCGGCAGTGGTCCCCAGCGCTGCTCGCAGGCGGCCAGCGTCTCGGCTCCGCGCTTCTGGACACCTTTCTTCACGTACTGGTCAACATCGATCCCAAGGACACCGTCCGGCATCCGCAGCGCGATCGAGTGACCTGGGTGGCTGCCAACCCACGCGACGAGCTGCGCGGGCTCGGTGTCGCGCCCGGCCGCGCCGGTGAAGCCGACCGGCGGCGGGTGCTTCTCCTGGCTGGGCACCGGGAAGACGCAGGGCCAGCCGGCCAAGGCGTAGTCGGCGACGTGGTCCGCGAAGACCTGCATGGGCTGATGGGGCTGGACGCTCACGCGGCGTGCTCCTCGGGAGTAGAATCGGAGATGACCTCGCCGGCGGGTGCCGGCGACACTGATGAACGGGAGTTCAAAACGCCATGACTGCTTTCGCGCCCCAGGGCCTCGCGTTCGACGAGGACAGCCGCCTCCTCTGCCCCCACTGCAAGGGCGACTACGTGCACGTCGACAACGCATACGTCGCCGGTCGGCCGCGGGAGGACAGCGAGGTGTTCCCGGTCCACGTGGACGACAGCGGCCAGGTGCGCGCTGACCACTCGGTCGACCTCCCGATTCCGGAGGGCCAGATCGGGCGCCGCCACGTCATCTCGCTGACGGGCTGGTGTGAAACCTGCAGCGCCCGCTTCGCGCTCGAGTTCAAGCAGCACAAGGGGCAGACCTACTTCGCGGTGCGCCGCCAGTCCTGGGCCTGATCGGCTGACCTCGGCCTGCTCGGGGTAGGGGATGCTCACGCTGCTCCTCTGGGACGGTTCTGGGTGTGGGGGTTGGCTCGGTAGAGCCGCTTCTTCGGCCACTTCGGGCGGATGGGCGCCTCGGTCTTGCACGACGCGCCGCGGTGCGGGTGGCCGATGTGCCAGTCGGGGCAGTCCGGGCACGCGTAGGCCTCGATCCCGGGACAGTCCGGGTGAACGAAGCCGTGCAGCGTGGCGGCGTTGGTGGCCAGGTGCTCGGAGAGGTAGGCGACCTTGTCGGCGCAGGCGGTCATGAGACGGCTCGCCAAAGTCGGGGGGTCGGCGTACGGTCCGGCACAGCGAGCGGCGACGGGCCGCTCAGACGAAAGGGACCAACATGGCCACCTCCGCTGACACGCAGGCTGCCCTCTTCTCCGAGATCAAGCGACAGGTGAGCGCGATGAGCACCGTGGGTATCGGCGCACCCAGCAAGGCCGCGGCCCTCCGGGACTTGGCCGCGGCCTACCGTCACGCAGCAGGCGGGCCCCAGCCGGGCGGTTCCGCGTCGGGCGAGTGACGACGAGTAATGAGCGCGACATCGAATCTCAAGGCTCTCCACAACTCGCAATCGATCGGCAGCTTCGACGTCCCCGGCGCATGGGCGTCGACGCCATGTCCTCACTGTGGGGGGAATCAGGCGCTGTGCGTCGCCTACGTCAACGAAGGCGGCGGCGGCGGCACTCGGTGGTACCGCTGCGTCACCTGCCTGAAGGGAGCTGTCAAGAACGACGAGATCGTCAGCCCGTCGGCGAAGCCGTTGCGCACCCCGGCCGGTCTGCCGCCTCTCGACCTGCAGATCTGGACTGAGGTCCGGACCTGCCTGGGCTCGGGCGCCTATGCGGCCACCGTGATGCTGTGCCGCAAACTGCTCTTCCACATCGCCGTGGCGCACGACCTCCCAGCGAAGAACGACAAGGATCGATCCCCGACCTTCTACGAAGCGGTCGAGCACCTCCAGGAGCAGGGTCTGGTCACGCCCAAGATGCGCCCATGGGTCGATCGGATCAAGGACGTCGGCAACGACGCTAACCACGAGCTCAGCCCCATCACGCTCGAGCTGGCAACGGACGTAGCCACTTTCACCGAGCAGTTGCTGGTCCTCGCCTACGAGCTCGACGCCTTGATGGCTCAGCAGGCAGGTCACGACGGACCTTGAGGAGGGCTCTGAATCCAGCTTCTGAAGCCGGCGGAGCAGCCCCCGCACAGGTCCCAGCGCTCGAGCGCAGCGCCGGCCACCCGCTGCCGGCTGATCCTGCTCCAGTCGGCAGGGAATTCTTGACGAACAGGTTGCTGCCGCTCAGCTCCGCAGCGATCGCAGACGTGGATCTGGATTTCACTGGTAGCCATCACGCACCCGCCGGCTGCTCGATGCCCAGCAGAGTGCGGATCTGCGAGCGGTTGTAGTGATCGACGTCAGACCAGCCCTGGCCCCCGGCGTAGGCGCGCCACGCCTCCACGTCGGCGTCGTGGGTCGGCTGTCCGTCGAACCCGCCCATCGTCTGCGAGCCCTCCCCGGCGCGCTGCTGGACGTCCTGCGGCTGGATCTCAACCGCCGCGGCCTCGTCAACAGCAGGCTCGGGTGCGTCGTCACCCGGCGCCGGGGAGGGGGTCTGGGGGTCCGCCCAGGCATCGATCGCGGCCTTGACCTCGAGCGAGACCTTGCTGGTGGACTTCTTGACGATGCCGCCGATCTCCCCGACGAGCTCAAGCACGACGCGGTGCTTCTCCTCGAGGTCAGCCAGGTGCTCGTCGAGCCAGTCCTCGCGGGTGCGGAGGCCGGTGGCCTCGATCTCGTTCGACTGCTCCGGTGAGCAGACCGGGTCATCGCAGGTGGGCGTGCTGGACTCCAGTGCCGTAACGCGCCGCTCGAGGTCGTGCACCAGGTCGTCGAGGGTGATCGGCTCCTCGTGCTCGTCGTCGGGGTACGACGCGGCGAGGAACTCTGCGGGGCTGGGCGTGGTCATCGGTGTGCCTTTCGGGAGAGGGGGTCGGGGAGCCCGCCGTCTTTCACGGCGGCGTACAGCGCGTGGCGAGCGGCGTCCTTGGCGTGGCGCATGCCCTTGGTCGGCTCGAGGAGACCGGCGTGAGCCAGGCGGATGTCGGTGGCCCAGGCCTTCACGTCGGCCGCCGAGCGCTTGGCGATCGAGACGCCCTCGTGCCGGCGCGCGACGTTCTCCAGCTGGCCGACCAGGTCGCGGGTGACCGCACCCGGGCCGCCGGACTTCATGGACGTCTTGCCGATGACGAAGCGCTCCAGCGCCACGACGACGGGCGCAGTGCCGAGGTCGGCCCGGTTGTCGCTCAGCAGCGCCTCGAGCACGAGCGGCGCGGTGTGGGCAGAGCACTGGATGACGTCAACGTCGTAGCGGGTCTCGAAGCCGCGGGGCGTCAGCATGACGATGCCGGGGATCGGGCCGGGGTCGATGCCGATGAAGTGCCGGGTCCTCATGACGCCTCCGCCCGGTATCGGCTGGTGTTCCAGCCCGCGCGCTCGAGGTCAGCCAGGGGTCGACCGGTCTCGTGCCATCGGGCGACGACCAGGCGCTTCTCTGCGGGGGTCAGGCTGAGGTGGGTGTCGCCTGCCAGGACGCGCTCGACTGCGACCTCGTCGACGTCGCCGACGATCTCCTCGAGGGTGTCGGGCTCGACGTCACGGTCGATGTCGGACCAGTCGGCCGGTCCGCGGTAACCGAGCCTCACCGCGAAGGCGTTCGCCTTGGTCGAGGGCCCCCGGCGTGACGACAGCTCTCGGTACATCGTGGCGACCGCGTCGTGAGTCGAGCGGGTGACCCATCGGCCTTGCTGGTGCAGCAGAGCGGCCGTGTTGAGTCCGCAGTGCTCGCGCATCTGCTGGTGGCCCCAGCCAAGGAAGAGGAGCGCCTGCAGGCGGCGCGTGGTGCCCGTCCGGGAGACGAAGGGCTCCGCAGCCCGGCGGTTGGTCAGGTTCGCGATCGTCTTCGGGTCGACCTTGAGCACTGCCGTGATCGTCTGCGGGGACGCGTTGGTCTGACCGCCTCGGTTGAGCCGCGACAGCGTGGTGGCCGAGACGCCAGACGTTCCCGCGATCGAGCGCAGGGACCAGCCTGCCCCGAGCAGGGTCGCCAGGTGCAGGCGCGCAGCAGCGGCGTCGATGTAGGCGGTCTCGCCGCGGAGCTTGCGGAGGCGGTGGCGCTTCTGAGCGAGGTGCTGAACAGTCACGACGACTCACCGCGCTGCAGGGCTTCGAGGTGAGCGATGCCGGAGTCGTTCGCCGCACGCTTGCTGGCGAAGCGCCGCACGGGCAGCCCGCACGAGCACTCGGTGACGTGGCGAGGGCCGACCGGCGTCACGGTGACGCGGTGTCCCTCGACGACGGGCGGGGTCTTCACGCTGCACCCGCCTGGGCGACACAGCGCTCGAGGTGCTCCCGGATGTAGAGCTCGGCGCTCGAGGTGCCGCGCTCCATCACGAGGCCGCAGCCGCAGGTCACCAGCATCGAGGCGTCCGACTTGGTCGCCTTGAAGGGCTTGCCCTCGTTGGGCAGACGCAGCTTCGGCCACCCGGCCTTGATCCGCTTGCAGAACGCGAGGTCAGGGCTGTCACGCAGACGAGCTGCGGTCTCTTTGGGGTGGATCCGCTTCATGTGCGCGAGGTACTCGTCGCGGTCCGTCGTCTCGAGCGAGCACGTCAGTGCGACGACCTCGCACTTCAGCTTCGAGTCGTACCGAAACAGGCTCACCGTGAAGCGGTCGATCGCCCGCTGCGCCTCGAGGCGGTCGATCTCGGCCCGCTCGACCGGGGTGAGTACGTCGAGCGGCACCCAAGTCGAGCGTCGGCAGGTCGCCCGGAACTCTCCGGGCTTCAGGTCAGGCATGGGTGTCTCCGTTCTCGTGCGCGGTCAGGCCGCGGCGTTGTCGGTGGTGGCGGTCGATGTGCCGCCGAGGACCTCGCTGGCGATGCGCGGGTCCTGCAGCAGGTCGGCGAGTTGCTGACCGCGCTCGCGCAGAACGGCGCGCACGCGGGAGTCGATGGTGTTCTTGGCGACGATGTCGATGACCTCGATGGAGGCGTGGCCCTCGGCGCCGATGCGGTGCAGGCGGTCCTCGGCCTGCGATGCCTCGACGAACGACCAGGGCCGCTGGAGGAAGACGCAGGTGCTGGCCGCCGTGAGCGTGATGCCAACGCCGCCGGCGCCCGTAGTCACGCAGATCAGATCGAGCTCGCCGCGCTGGAAGGACGCGACGACCTCCGAGCGCGCGGCCCCGGTGACGTCGCCGGTGAGGTAGCCGACCTTCAGGCCCTCAGCGGCCGCAGCGGCGCCGGCCAGCTTGATCAGCTGCTTGCTCGGCGCGAAGGCGACCACGGGCTGCCCGGGGCGCTCGGCCAGGATCTCGAGGAGAGCGTCGACCTTCCAGCTGGGTGCCTGCAGCGTGACGGTGACGTGCTCGCGGTCCTCGAGCTCGCCGGTCTGCTCGTTGAGCTTGGTCTCGGTGGTGACGTCGACCCTGGCCGGCGCGCTGGCCAGCTGGTTGAGCCGGGTCATCTTCGCCAGGGTCGACATGACGGCCAGCTCCTCCACGCCGTTGCCGGTGTCGGGCAGCTCGGCGAGCATCTGCGTCTCCATGTCGTCGTACGCCTTGCGCCACTTCGCCGGCAGCTCGACCGTTCGCACGCTGTGCACCTTGGGCGGCAGGTCGGCGAGGACGTCGGCCTTCGAGACGCGGCGCAGCTGGCCGAGCAGCGCCAGGCGGAACTCGTCCTCGTGGGCGGGGAGCAGCCCGAGGATGTCGTCGTCGTACTCACCGGGCAGCACCTGGCAGTAGCGGCGCACCCAGCGCTCGCGGGCCGGCCAGGCGTCGTGCTCGATCGCGGCCAGCGTCGGCCACAGGTCGCCCGGGTGGTGGGTGATCGGCGTGCCGGACAGCGCGACGACGGCGTCAGCATGCTTGGTCAGGCGGCGTACCGCCTTCGAGCGCGCGGCCTGCTGGTTCTTGATCATGTGGCACTCGTCGATCACCACGGCCCTGGGTGCCAGGTCGCGCAGCGGCGAGATGTTCTTGCCGTTCATCTCGGTCGCGTCGATGCGGGCGGTGTCGTAGGACGTCACGTAGACGTCGGCGGTGCCCAGCAGGGCCTTGCGCTTCGGGCCGCGGTACGCGACAGCTGTGAGCATCGGAGCCCAGGCGTTCCACGCGCTGACCCACGGATCGACGACGGAGGCCGGTGCGATGACCAGCACGGGGAAGACCGGGTTGTGGCCTGGAGCGTGCAGGGCGCGCTCGACCAGACCGAGGATCGTGGTCATGGTCTTGCCGGTCCCGGGCTCGTCAGTGATGAGCGCCTTGCCGGTGGCGGCAATCAGCGCGGCGCCCTCGGTCTGCCAGGGGTACGGCGTCAGGCCGGCGGGCGGGACGTAGGAGATCGTGAGGGCGGGAGCGACCCGCTCGGCGGCGCGGTCGTTGATCCACGCCTGCAGCCGCGGGCCCGGCAGCCAGAAGTCACCGAAGCAGGCGGCGAGCTGGACGACGGCGGGCCAGGTCGCGGGCACGGTCAGCGCGCCCGGGGGGTCGCTCTTGGAGAAGAGCGGAGTGAGTGTCTGGAGCGACTTCGCGGCGACCGCGACAGCGAAGTCCGGCCCGCCGGCGAGGAGCACGATGGACTCCCCGCCGGCGGTCAGCTCCCCGTGGATGGGGACCATGGATCAGCCCTGCTGTCCCGTCAGCTTGGCGAGCAGCTGCGCCTGCTGGTCGGAGAGACCGGCGGGCACGCCCGGGGCACCGGCCGCCGCGAAGGCGTTCGGGTCCTGCGGGACGGGCTGCTGCACCGACTGCTGGACCGGGGCCTGCGCCTGGGGCGCGTACTGCTGGACCGGCTGCTGAGCGGGAGCCTGCTGGGGAACGTGCTGGGCGTACTGCGGCTGCGCAACGGGCTGCTGCACGAACTGCTGCTGCGGCGCCGGGGCGTACTGCTGCACCGGCTGCTGCACGGGCTGGGGCTGGGCCTGGGGAACCTGCGGCGCAGGAACCCCGGGCGGGGTGTAGGTGACGGCGAAGATGTTCTGCGGGATCGTGCCGCGCCCCTGCTTGCGCTGGACCAGCGTGGTCGTGATGATCGCGCCAGCCGTCGGGGCACCGGAGACGCCGGCCTCGCCCATTGCCCGGGTGAGCTCCTCGCGAAGCTGACCACGGATGTAGAGCTTGGCCTCGCCCTCGGGGTACTCCGCCGAGGCGGGGACCTGGAGCGGCACGGCCATGACGAACTTCGGCCGGCCATCGCGGTAGAACTGCGGCACTCCAGCGTCGCGGGTGTTCGGCGCGCCGACCTCCTGCGAGACGTCGGCGTTGGTCACGTCGCGGGGGACGACACCCTGGACGGTGTAGCCGTCGGGCTTGCCCTTCCACGAGATCCCGGGGCCGCCGCCCATGGTCGGCTGGGAGTAGAACGCGTCGAGCGATCCGTCAGCGAGCGGAGCGGCCGGCTGCTGGGGCACCTGCGGGGCGTACTGCTGCGGCTGTGCCGGCGGGTACGCCTGCTGCGGGTAGCCCGGCTGGACCGGGGCGTACTGCTGCTGGGGAACGGGCTGGGCGTACTGCGGCTGCGCAGGCTGCTGGGCCTGCGGGTAGAACGGCTGCTGGGTCATGGGTCTCTCGATCTCTGGTTTGGGTTGATGGGTGATCGGTGAAGCGGCCAGCCCAGGCAGGGCTGACAGACCCCGCGTCAGGCGGGGGAGAGGGTGGGCGCGACCGTCCCGGGGCAGCCAGGGCCGCCATCTCGGGCCGACTGGGGCCGGTAGAACGGGCAGAAGTAGCACTCGCCGTCGTCGGGCGAGACCGGCACGTCCTCGATGCGGATCTGCTGGTTGAGCAGCTGGTACGCGAGTCGCTTGCGCTCGGCCGTCTGGTCGAACACGGTGCCGAGAAGCTCGACGACGTCGGGCTTGATCCCGTTGGCGTCGGAGAACTCGCGCTCCCACACGTAGATCCCGTCCAGGGACCCGGCGGTGCGGGGGTAGGCCGCCACCACGACGCGGCGCACGGGCAGGCCGAGCTTGTAGTAGCCGAGCCCGTAGAGCAGCAGCTGCACCTGGTACTTGCGCGGCGGCTCCTTGCGGATCTTGGCCATGCTCGACTCACCGAGGAACTTGTGGTCGACGACCGCCTGCTCCTGGGCGTCGTAGAGGTCAGCGGTGCCAGGGTGGTCGGGGTGCGGCGTCACGCGGGTCTCGGCCACCCAGCGCAGGACGTTGCGGCGGTGGTTGTCGCCCTTGAACGCCTCCTCGGCGTAGGCGTGGCAGGCCGTCCCGACGATGCTCGGCCACGGGTCCGAGACGTGGTTGGTCGTGGGCAGGGCCGCGAGCTTGCCGACCACCTGCCGGTCGCACTCCACGCCGATCTCCGAGGGTCCGAGGTGCTGCTGCAGCGTGCGGGGCGCGCGGGCGGCGTGCTCGTGCAGGACCCGGCGCAGCTCGCTGGCGTAGCGCGACGCCCAGGGCGACGAGCCGGACACCGACTTCGGCGCCGCCGACATGAACTCGGAGGCCGTGATCGCCGGCGCAGTCATGCCGCACCGCCTAGGCTGCGCGCCGTGGACCTTTGGCAGGACTGGACGACCGAGCAATGGCAGATCGTCGGCGTTGTCGCGGCGATCGCGACGGCGATAGCCACTGCGGCCGCTGTTGGCTTCTCCTGGCTATGGCGGCTGATCGATCGGCAACAGGCTGCTTGGATCACTTTCGACGAGAAGAGCGAGTGGCACGGGACAACGGACCGCGGCCCGACGCAGGAGCCGTTCGCGGCGTTCGAGTTGGCCAACGTCGGCAGCGGAGCAGCACTGGCAGTGCGAGTCGTCGGCGCGGGGTGCTGGGTGCAACTCCAGGGCGAGGCTCGGAGTGCGTCATGGGGCGTCGCGCGGAGCGATGTCAGCTTGGTGCCGGCGATGCGATCCGGAGACCAGGTGCATGTCGTGGTGCTCTCCGAGGCCAGTGCATGGAACGACGCCGAAGTCGTTGTGACATGGAGGCCCACTCCGAGCATCCGGAATCGACGCAGGGTCGAGCGCATCAAGTTGACACAGTTGGCGCCGCGGCCCACGTACATGGTCCAGACCACAGGCGATGACGGGTACTCGAAGATGATCGAGGGCAACGAACCCGAGGAAACGGGACTTCCGGACGGACGCAAGCCGCAGCTTCCGGCGCATTCTCGGCGCTTCTCACTGCCGAGATGGCGGCAAACTCGGGCGCTCCGTCGTCGCCTGCCCTGAGCGCCCAGCACTGTCGGGACGCTCACGTCGCGAGCCCCGCATCCCGGTGCTCGACCAGCGCGCCGACGAGCTCGAGCCACGAGTCCGCGACGGTGACCTGGGGCAGGCGGTGGAAGACGTTCTCGGGCTCGCCGACCACGAACACGGGCTTGCCCTTGGCCAGCGCGTAGCCGGTCTCGACGTGCCGGCCGCCGGTGTGGAGCAGCGCGGCGTCGAACCCGAAGGACTCGATGTAGTTGCCGGTGAAGACCACCAGCACGTCGCAGCGCTCGATGTCGTCGAGGTCGGTCAGCGCGTGCCCGGCGACCTCGCCGGGGTGCAGGTCCTTGGCCGCGCCGATCGTGCCGGCGTTGATGTCGTGCAGCTCCTCGATCCACGACGCGGTGACGTCGAACTCGAGCCGCACCAGGTCGCGGGCGTAGTTGAAGACCTGCTCCCGGGCGGCGTACGGCGCCGCGAGGTAGGCGCGCATCACGGCTGCTCACCCGAGACAGCGCGCAGGGACCAGGCGCCGCCGAACTTCGCGTAGCGCACGTAGAGCTCGGGGTCGTCGACCTTCAGCTTGCGGCTGTCGAAGGTGACGCGCTCGGCGTAGGCCAGGCGCAGGGTCGGGCCGAAGGCGCCGCCGAGGTCGACGCGTGTCGTGCCGTCGGGTGCCAGAGCGGTGAGCTCGGCCTTGATGCCGTCGGTGATGGTCTTCAACCGCTCGGCCGCTGCGTCGGCGGCAGCCTTGGCGTCGGCGTACGACGCGTGCAGTTGGGCCAGCCGGGACTCGGCCGATGGCTCGATGGCGAAGGCGCCCGGCTCGGGCGTGGTCGGGGTGGTCACGGGGTGGTCCTCTCGGTGGACGGGTCGGGGGAGTGGGTGGGATCGGTGCAGGTGCACTCGGTGAGCTCGTCGTTCTCGTCCATGGCGATCTGGTCGCAGTTGGCGTGCTTGCCGTTGCGGCACTCGGGGCACATCGGCCCTAGCGAGGTGCCGCAGGACAGGCAGGCCCAGGAGCTGACGACCAGGACGTGGCCGCCGGCCGCCGTGCAGCCCTCGGGCGTCAGCCAGTAGCGGACGTCCTGCACTTCGGCGGTCGTCACGAGGTCGCCTCCGACCACTCGACGCCCGTGAACGTCTCGGTGCGACCGTCCCCGCCGTCGAAGGTTGCGGTCGGTGCGACCGTTGCAGCGGTGAGCGCGAGCGTCGCGTGCACCTGAGCCTGAGCCCAGATCCCGCCTGCCTGCTTGCCGAGCGCGTCGCGTCGGGCCTCGTCGCCCTTGGCAGCGCGGATCTCCTCGACCACAGCCTCGCCCGCGGCGATCAGCCGCTCAGACTCGCGGTAGTGATCCGGGCCGTTCATGCCGACACCGCGGCTTCGTAGATGCACTCGACGCCGCTCGCGAAGCGCGCCCAGATGGAGAGCGGCTGGCCGATCTTGTGGTCGCAGGTCACGAAGACCTCGAGGGCGTTCGGCACGTTCGTCTTGCGGAACTCCTCGCAGGCCGATTCGAGCGCCCGGGCGATGCCCGCGACTGCGTCGTAGTTGTCGGCGGTGGGCGCATTGCGGAGGTCACGGACTGCCTGCCACAGGTTCGACTTCAGGTTGCCGAGCTCGTCCTGCGCCGCCGTTACGTCGACGGCGCTCATGCCCGAGCCGCCTTGCGTGCCCGACGCCGGGCCTTGCCCGGGAGCGAGCGGTCCTTGTCGTCGTTGACGTAGCTCGGCAGCAGGGAGCCTCGCTGGCGCCGCTTCACTGTCGACTTGGCTGGCGCGAGGACCTGCCGGGCGCCCAGGTCACGGAGCGTGCCCACCGATCCGGAGCGGCGGGGAATGTGCGTGTGGGACATGTGGGATCCTTCGTGTGTTGGTGGGTCCGGTCGCTGCCAGGCGATGAGCCGGACCCGCTGGCGTTTGCGGGTGGTGAAAGTCAGGGAGTGCTGAGACCGAGCGCCCTGGCGACGAACCAGGCGGCGAGACCAGCCGCGAGCACCGGGCTGGCCACGAGGAGAACCAGGCCGAAGCCGACCTCGCGGGTCCAGTCGTCCCAGCCCTCGCGCTCGTCGGTGTTCATGCCGACTCCGCGAACTGCTGGTCGATCCAGGTCTCTACGTCGGCGGCCCGATAGACCACTCGCCGTCCGATGCGCGCTGCCTTCGGGCCGCGGCCCTGCTTGCGCCAGTAGCGGAGCGTCTCGAGCGGCACGCCGGTGCGCTCCGACACCTCGTTCATGCGCAGCAGCTCGGTCACGACGCCACTCGTTCGCGGGCAGGGGCGATCAGATCCATGACGCTGATGCCGAGCCACTCGGCGATCAGCGGCAGGTCGTCGAGGTCGAGGCCTTGCCCGCCGTTGAGCCGGCGGGAGGCCGACTGCTGGCTACACTGGAGGACGACTGCGAGCTCGACACCAGTACGCCTCTGGCGGGCCATCTCGGCTCGCAGTTCAGCGGCGACAACCTGCCGGAGAGTGAGTGACTGTGTACCCATGTCGGTACAGTAGGCACAGGGTCGGTACGCGAGCAACTACCTAGAGACATCTACTCACTTTTCGAGTAGTTTGTCCCCATGCCTCCCTTCCCCGACGGCACAGCGACTGCCTTCGCGCGCTCCGTCTCCGCCGAGATCCGGGCGGTTATGGCCGCTCGCCGGATCACCGGACGAGAGCTCGCGCTGGCTGCCGGCTTCAAGTCGCACAACTACTTGGCCATCCGTCTGCGCGACGAGAAAGCCTTCACGCTCGACGACATCGAGCTCATCTGCGCCTACCTCGAAGAGGATGCTCATGAGCTGATTCGCCGCGCCCACGAGAACCACATGGATCGCCTCATGGCTGAAGAGGCGAGGGCCAACCCGGCTGAGGTCGACCTCTTCTACATGGGCGATGACGGTTCGATGCACTTCGTCGACGCCAAAGTCGCCACTGAGTCGGATCGCCGGCACGCTGTCGCGCAACTGCGGCACTACCCGGCGCGCGACTGGGTGATCACGAACAGCCGCGGTGAAGAGATCTCTCACCACGACACCGAAGCGGAGGCCATTCGCGCCGCTCGGGAACTGATCCGGACGTCCGCCGGCGTGGTTTCCGGCTTGCCGACCCTGGGGCAGAAACGTGCCGCGAAGCGGACATACGCCCAACCCGTCCAAGAGGCTGCCCGCCCGACGGGCAAGAAGGCTCGATCGGAAGACACGTGACCGGACTGGTTGCGTCGGCCCCTGCGCCTACCTTCCCGGTCGTGGCAACGATTCATCCGTGGCGTCGACTGAGGGCGCTGGGTGACGCTTGGACTCTGCTCTGGCATCACCCTGACGAGGACGACCGCATGGGCGTCACGCGCCATGCCCCTCGCGAGATCAGTCTGCGTACGGACCTGACGTGGGCGGAACGACGATGCACCGTGCTGCACGAGACGCTGCACGCCGAACGCGGCCCGAGTCTCGATGGTGTGCTCTACGAGCGGGAGGAGCTCGTCGTACGCCGGACGACGGCTCGTCTCATGCTGCCCTGGATCAAGGACGTCGGAGAAGCGCTTGCGTGGTCGGCCTCATCGCAGTGGCCGATGGAAGAGTGCGCCGACGAGCTGATGGTGGACGTCGACGTCTTGCGCGATCGTCTGCGGTGGCTTCACCCGGCGGAGCGGCACTACCTGGCTCGACGTCTTGAGGAGCTCTGA